CTCGGCCCGATGGCCCGCACCTACGGGATGGCCATCGACAAGGTGCGTGCCATCGAGGTGGTCACCGGCGACGGTGTGCTGCGGCGCGCCACGCCGACCGACCACCCCGAGCTCTTCTTCGGCCTGCGTGGCGGGAAGGGGATGCTGGGGATCGTCACCGCGATCGAGTTGGTCGGCGTCACGTAGAAGCCGGTGCCCGCCACCACGGAGCTGACCGCGGGCGCGTAGGTGGACGAGCTGGGCCCGTAGGTCCGCAGCGTCAAATGCACCAGCGTGTCGGCGCGCATCGCGGTGCTGGGGCAGAGCTGATCGAGGCTGATGACGCTCGTAATGCCGCGATGCTGCGTCCCAGCGAGCACGACGGGCGCACCGATGGTCATGCTTGCGGCAGTGAACGCCTGCCCACTCGTCACGCCATCGAGCGTGCCCCCTGCCGCGTAGAACCGATCGTATCCCAGGCTCTTGTTGTCGGACATCGGGACTCCCTACGCTGCCGCCGGGGGACTCGGATGCTCTTCCGGCCGCACCTTCCGCGGGCGACCAGGCTTCCGCTTGACCACGGACGGGGCAGACGCGGCGGGTTCCGCATGCACCACCGGGGCGGAGGCTTCCCCGTTCCTCACCAACCGCCGCGCCTGCTCCAGCGTGAGCCCGCGCTCGCTGATGTGCCGGGCCATCTGATTCGAGTAGACGTTGAGCACCTCGACGTAGGGCAACTCGCCAAAGCTGAGCGCCCATGAGTTCTTGCACCCAAAGCTCGCGCCGATGCCCCTGATGTATGCCTTGTCCTGGATCGGGAATGGGTCGCCCTCCCGGAAGCGCACCTTGCCCTTGCCATCGCAGACGACCCTGGCGAAGTACATTGGCCAGGTCATGTCGGGACGGGTGCTCGCCATCAGGCGGTGATCCCGGTCTGGATCATGAACCCGAGTTCCGTCGCGACGATGTTCTCGTCCTGGTAATAGCCGACCTGGAGGATCTCCGCCTTCCGTCCATCTGGGCGCCACCGCTGCACCGCGAAGTTGGCGATCGGACTGCCGTTCCAGCGGAAGGCGGCCATGTAGGTCGGCACCATGATGCCAGGATTCGGCGCCGTGTAGGAGAGGATGCAGTGCGTGCTCCACACGTCCGTGAACGTGTCGGCGGCCCCCTCCGCGGCCGTGTTGTAGATCGTTTCGGGGATCAGGACCTTGCCAACGCCGATCAAGTTGGCGAGTTGCGCCAGGTCGGCGGTCCCACCCACGCCTGCGCCCGGGTAGATCGCCCGCACGATGTCGGGATGCCGGCGGAGCTTCAGCCAACTCTTGAGCCCGAGCACGCAGAGGTTCGGCTTGTAGCCGGTCGTGCTGCGGATGGCTTCCTGCGCCACCTCGAAGTCCGTGAGAGGGTCGGACGTGTTGAACTGGTCCCAGGCGTTGATGCCCGTGAGCGTCGTGCTGGAGCCCACCCCGCCAACCGTGGCGTTGTAGACCCGGATTTCGGCATCGAGGTTGAGCTGATCCGTGAGCAGTTCGGCCTGGCGCCGTGCGGGATCGTGCGGGTCGTCCGCGTTGGCGACTACCTCGTCCGCCAAGACCGTCGCCAGTTCCCGGTTCGTGCAGGCGTAACGGCCCGAACTCACCGTATAGTTGACTTCGTTCGCCCCGGCCCCCGGGCTCCGCTGCGTGTTCGGCCGGCGGAACCAGTTGCCCTTGTCGATCTTGGCGTACAGGTCGCTTTGCTTGGCGACCGGCACAACGGGGGCGACCTGATCCCAGATCATTCCCTGGGGGCGATACCCGACCAGGAGATTGGTCAGGAACTTATCGATGTGGCTATCTGCCGGACTCAGTGGCATTGCGGTTCTCCTACTTCCCCAGCTTGATGCTGAAGACGACGCCGGAGCCGGCCGCCGTCGTCCAGGCCGTCGCGAAGCAGAGTGGATCGGCCGCCGAGGTCACGCCGACAAGCCCCGTCGCCGACGTGGGCTTTAGCGGATTCCCGCGCAGGATCGCCCCGGCGGCGATGGCCTTCGAGATGTTCGGGACGCCTACCAGCGAAGCGTGCTCGCCGGAGTTCGTCTTGTAGGCCAGGATGTACGGCGTGCCCTCGGAGCGCGCGTCGGCGAGCATCACGCCCGCGTTGTGAATCTGCACGGCGAGATACTGCCAGTTGGCGGTGTCCGCCTTGCTGGCGACCGTGATGCCGGCTGGCGTGACGTAATCGACCAGGGTTCGCTCTTCGGCCATCGTCCTGCTCCCTAGGCGTCCTGCCGCTCTTTGCGGGCTGCGGCGACCATCTTCGCGGCCTTCTGCTTGTCGGCGTAGACGGTGATGTCGAGCTTGTTCTTCTCGGCCATGGCAAGGACTTCCTGCCACTCCCGATCGCCGTCGTCCTTCGCCTGCGGCTCCGTGTGCCGGGAGACCGACTGGAACATGGCCTTGTGGTCCGGCCCCTTGTCGATGAAGCGGGCGAACAGATCGAGGCCGGTCATCTTGATGGGCGTCTCACCCTCGGCGAACACCTTGCGATCGGCGGCCTCGCTTGCCTCGATCACCACGTCGGCCCGCGCGAGCCGCTCCCACAGGAGCTGCGCCACCGGAGCCTGTGCCGGCGTGATGCGGTAGCCGTCCGCCTTCTGATGCCCTTCGACGAACTGGATGGCCTTCAGCCGCGTCGATTCGACGTGTGCGGCCTCGTTCTCCGCCTTCAGCTTGGCGAGTTCCGCGGCGTGCTTCGTCTGCTCGGCCTCGCGCTGCGTCCGCTCTTCCGCGAGCTTCGCCTCCAGCTCGGCGAGTCGCGTGGCGGTGTCCGGATCAGCCTTCGGCGTCTCAGTAGGCTTGGGGCTTTCCTTTGGGGTTTCTGCCATGGGTCCCTCTATCCGTGGAAACGGTTTGTCAGGCGAGGACAATGCAACACCGGCTATCACCCGGGCCGGCGGATCAGCGATAAACTCCGCGCGAATCACGTCCGGGGTTTCCGCGCACGTCACCAATTGACAGTGCAGGAGCTTCCCGAGGTCCTCGAGGTTCTTGACTTCCGGTACCTGCGCGCCAAGGAACGCAACCGCGGAGAGCACCGGGCCAGTTGTGCCCGTGTGGAGATTCCCTTCCCAACTCGTGCCTTCCCATTTCGGGTAGAGTTCCGAACTCACCCGGCGGTAGAGGCCAGCGCGAATGGCATCACGAAGCACAGTCGGGATGGCCCGCACGCTGGCAAGGAGTTTCCCCCCCTGGCGTCGTAGTCCGCTCACCCAGCCCAGCGCCGGGTCGCCATCCGTCTGCCCGCTGAGAATCTGATTGTCTGAGTGGCCCAGCTTGACGGGTGGCTTCACGTACTCCCGCAGCCGATTGAAGTTCGTGACGATCTGGTCGAGGTGGGCGTCCGTGAAGTCCACACCGGCATGGTGGCCGGCGGCAAACACCTCGACTTCGAGGTCATCCTCCGCCATGTGCTTTTGCGCCTGGATCGCCCGCTCCTGCGCTTCCGCCTCGGCCTTGCTGGCATGGGTGCCGAGCTTCTTCATGCCGTCGTGGGAGTAGAGCACCCACTTGCCGCCTTCCTCGCGAATCACGAGGGCGACTATCCGTGGAAACGGGAACGACGGCTAGAATTGCCGGAGCAGGGATCGAACCTGCGTAGCGGGAGCCAAAGTCCCGCGGCCTACCCGTTAGCCGACCCGACAGGCGCTATTCGATTTCGTCGTCGGCGTATTGCGCGAATGATCCGCGGGAGATCAATGCGCCACGCTGGATCTGCTGCAAGCCTTCCCGTACCGACCTGGGTACATCGCGCAATCGCGGACAGCAATTCGCGCAGCGAAGGCATGTATAGCAGACCGCACGGAGCTTATGGCACGTGCGGCAGTATTCCCAGGTCATCAATGCAGCCACCATCCCTGCTTCCGCAGTTCCCGCTCCGCCGTCTGCAAGTCGATCCCACTGGCGTGGAGCAGGTGATAGAGCAGGCAGCGGAGGGGATGATCGAGGACGGCTAGGATGGGTTCGAGGCGAGCCTCGGCGAGTTGGCGCTTTTCGGTGGTGCTGACGGCAAGCATTGATGGTCCGCGGATCGGGCACAGTCCTTCGGGCTTATGCCTGGCAAACTCGGGCCTGTGGCAGTGGCACAGGCAGTCACCCGGCGCCTTCCCATGTTCGGCCCTATCCCAACACACGCACGGCCAGCCCATGCGAACCGCGTTCATCCTAAACATCGCCTCACTTTCCTCGGCCGTCCACGGCTGCGGGACCCACTCGTCCCAGTGCTTCTTGCACTTGCTACCCTGCGGATTGCATGCGCAACCCATCATGCGCCCTTATTGACGGACAGCGTTGGGAACGGTCGGACGTTCGGGCTCGGCGTGCTCACACTATCACGCAAAGCGCAGGGCTCCGCCTTGAGATGCGACGAGATGATGCGCCCGGGCGGTCCCATCGGGTGCTGATGGTGGCACCACGCATCCGGATCGGCCTCAAAAGGGGACGACGGGAGATGGGCCACGATGTTCTCGCTGCCGCAGTCTCGGCACTTCCACGTCAAACCATTCGAGGTCATTTGGATTCCTTCTTCCATCATTTGCGGTTCCACACTCGGGGCATGTCCGCTCTATCATTTGAACCCCTTGTCGGGGAACACGTCCGGCCCCGCCGTTGCCAGCGGCAACTGATCGTCGGGGGTCATCTCCTGCTCGCTACTCGCCGTCACGGGGACCAGCGCGCAACGACAGTTCATTCCGTTCGGTGGCCGCCGATCTGGCTGAAACCAGATCGGGTCATCCACGGGCCGCGTCACGCCATCCCAGGCGGCATGCGTCTCCCGCGTGCGGTCATCAAGGATCGCGCTATACTGCACGCCCTCCAGCGCGTCCACCACCTCGGGATCGGTGAACCGTGCCCAGCGCCCTTCGTTCACGGCCTCCGCGATGTTCGTCCGCGCGATCGTCTCGATACGCGCCGGCACGTTGACGATGCGCCCAAGCGCGTCCTTCGTCGGGATGAACTCGCCGAGCGCCTGGTGCAGCTCGAAGAGGACTTGGCCTTGGGTCTTGTCCTGCTTGAGGGAGGAGAGGAGCACGGTCTGCGCCCGCTTGAGAATCTCCTCTTCGAGGAGACCCGTCACCCAGAAGGCCTTGGCGCGGAAGTAGCGCTCGGCGTCCTGGCCGACGAGACCACCGCGAGGCTGGGCGAAGGGGATCAGAGGCTCGGCTGCGTGCGCCATGTCTCTAGTTGCGCTAATGCCGGATGATCGTAGCCCAAGAAATGCCCGATTTCATGTGCCAATACTCGTCGCACCCACACATCCACTGGCGTCCGTGTCTGTAATGCTACGGCGCAAATCTGTTGTTCGTACAGTACAATCCACTTGGGATAACTGGCTCCCAGCGTAGCGATATCCTTCAGGGGACGCCCGTAATACATGCCCAATACGGCGGGATTTTCCGCCAGTGCGTCCTCTATGCTGATGGTCACTTCATACTTCTCAAGAAGACCTTGAATCTCAGATGGCAATTCCCCATACACCGCGTCCGCAACGTCCTCGAATGAGTCAGCCATGGGCCGTCAGTTACGTCTCCCGCGTCGCCTTCTCATGCCCCCGCGCGTACCCTTCCAGCAACCCTGCATACGTCTCCGCGAATGCCCGTGCCCGCACCGCCGGGTCCACGGCAATGCTCGCGATGGACTCCGGCGACGGGTTGCTCAGAATGCTCGCCGCCCGCTTCTCCACATCAGCAATGAGCGCTTCCGCGTTCCGGCTCAGGACGAGCCCGAGTTCCGCCGCCCCCGCTTCGAGGAGGCGACGCTGGCCGGGGATGTCCGCCCGCGTTTCCGCCGCCGTGAGCGGACGCCAGAAGGCGTCGGGCGGATCGCCAGGCTCAGACGCAGCCGGCGCCTCCTCTGCCATCGTCGCAGCCTTCCCGTTACCCGCATGCGACTCGCCACGATCAGCACCAGCGCCATCCATGCTACCAACCCCAGCCCGATCCAGACCATTGCCGCCTCCAGTCCCCCGTGCTTGCAGGTCCGCCACTACCTGCACTTGCTCGCGCTTCCGATCCAGAATCGCCTGGCGCATCTGATCCTCGCTCTCCTCGACCTCGGGGAATTCCAGCATCTCGCGGATGCGGTTCTCGTCCCGCACGTCGGCCAGCACCGCGCCCTTCTCCACGGCAGCGAGGAAGAGCGTCACAATGGCCTGCCGATTCTCCTGGCTCAGTGGGAGCAACTGAAACTGCGGCTTCTCGTCCACGTCGCCCGCGAGGAACATGGTGAGCACATCCACGATCCGCCGTTGGATCATAGCCGTGAGTTCGCTGCGGACGAACTCCAGGTAGAGCGCGAACGTGTCGGCCTGCTCCTTCGCCAGCGCCAGCGACCCTTGCTGCACCTCGCCACCCGCCGTGCCCAACTTGTCGGGCATGAGGAGGGCCTTCGCGATGGCGAGGTTGTATCCGTCGATGACGTTCAGGAATACGTCGCGGACGTTGCGGGTCGATTCGAGGAGGTTCACCTCGTACTGCGCCTTCCCGAGCGGGTCGATGGGCACCGTGATGACGCTCTTCGCCTGCATCTTCTCGAGGTTCGCCTTGAGCGCGTCCACCTTCTCAGGCGCCAGTCCCGCTGGGTGCTTCGCCACGATGGGCGAGTCGGCGAGCTTCTCCCCCCAAATGGCAAGCCATTGGCGCCAATTCGTCTTATGCCACCACGGCGTGTACGCGGCGCGGAGATCGGACATGCCGAAGGGGTTATCGAACTCCGGCTGATTCACGTAGTGAAGGAACTTCTCGGGCGGCATGCGTGTCGCCCCACCTACGAAGCCGCCGAAGGGTCCGCGCATCGTCGTAGTCCGCACGCCAAGCTGCTGCTGTACGATGGCCTCGATGGTACCGAACTCGTCCTGGTCGAAGGTGATGTCGTACGGCGCGCGGGCCTTGATGTCCACGAGTTGGAACGGCGCGGGCGACCAGATCAGCTCGGAGACACTGAAGCCGTAGTCCAACGCGGAAAGGACTTCGAACAGGATCGCGTTGAAGGTGTGACCCTCAAACGCTAGAAGCTGCGTCGTGATCTCGTCGGCCAGGTCTTGCGCGCCCGGCGAATCGTCCCCCGCGGCGATCTGCCAGCCCGGTCCGACGATGGCCGCCTTCTTGAGCAGGAGGACCGCCTTGACCTGCTCGTCCACACGCATCTTGTCGTAGACGCCGAGGCCGCCGCCTTTGCGAGCCAGCTCATCGGGGTTGTACCGCTCGAGGGAGAAGCTGGAAGTGACGCCGCGGCGAGTGTCGGAGATGGCGAGCTCGCCGAGGATCGGCGGCGGGGTCTTGATGGCTTTCACGCGCGGCATCGGGGGTCAGTATCCGTGGAAAGGGTGATTACGGCTGCGGGCGTTTCCCCTTGAGGAACTCCCGGTAGCTGATGCGCTTCCCGACTGCACCGACGCCAGTAGCAAGAAAGGACCCGCGGGATTGTGAGACCCAGCGTATGTCATGCCGACGACGGCGACGCACGAACGGCGTCCACTCGATCCACGCGCCGCCGGTTCCATCGCACCCGAGGCAGATCACAGCATTACCCTTGCCCTCGCACATGCCGGAGTAGACGCCAGTGCCACCGCAGGACGAACATACTGCGAATGCCTGCTTTTTCACGGTGCCTCCTTCCAATCAATCCGCGTGGGCGCCTCTTTCGCCAGGTTCCCGAACCGAATCTCCCCTGTCATCCCTTGTTGCCAGGCTCGATACGCCATCGCCCCCGCGACGAAACTATCCGGCGGATGCCCACCCGTCTTAAAGAGGTCATCCCGCCGGCAGTAGCGGTGTTCACGGTACATCCACTCGATGCGGGGGCTTGTGATTTCATGGCGCTCGATCCCGGCAATGTACTCAGAGAACAACTCGGCACGGTCGCGCCCCACCATCTGCACCGGGATAGCGGGTTGCGTGAGTAGATCATTGACCACGTTCCCGAGTCCCGTCCCGTCGTGACACGCCGACCCCGGGAATCGCTTGAGCCGAGCGTCCAACCGCGCCACCATCACGGGCCACGGGAGCCGCTGCACCCGCTCAAAGGCGATGAGACGCGCCGGCTTGCAATCCACCCGCAACGTCACGATCACCGTCCAGTCCGTCTGCTTCGCCCAATCGGCACCCGTGGCGTAGTCCGCGTTACAGGGCTCCTCGAATTCGAGGTACTCACCGTCGAGGCCCGCGTGCTGGCCATGGTCGGTAGCAAACATCCACTCGACGGCATCGGTCACGATGGCCCGCCCTTCCGCCGCGGGCTCTTGGAGTTCAATCTCCACCTGCCACATCGTCGCCGGTAGTTCGAGACGCTTGCGGGCGACTTCGATGTGGCTCAGCCACCCGTGAGGTTCGAGCGTTTCCCTGTAGCACCACTCCCAGATCGCGTGGCCCTTCTCCGCTGCACGACGGAGCGCCTCTGTCATCGTGCCGTCAGGGTATTGGTGTGTCGAGCTCAGCACCGTATGTGCCCGCACCGTTTCCGAGGACATGGGCTGCCCTAGCGCCGCATCGAGGATGCCGAGGTCCATCTCGTCCACCTCGTCGCATCGGAGCCGCGGCGGATGCGCCCCTCTGACCGATCGCTGCGACGCCATCAATGCCGTCGCCACGGCCCCTTGCGTTGTCCGCATCTCCTGTTTCCCCGGTTCACTTGCCATGAGATGGCGAGGGGCGAATGGGGCACGCCACAGCGCTGCCATCGCCGTGATGACGCGCTCCGATTGCTGGCCCGAGCCACCGAGCACGGTCACGTCGGAAGCGAGGTTGACGAGCTCCGTGAGCGCTAGCGTGGCGAGGAGGAACGATTTGCCGCCGAAGCCGCGCGACGCTTTCCATACGGCGACAACGCTCCGCGCGAAGTACGCATCCGCGAAGGCGTCGAAGGGGCTGCAATGCTGCGGGCAGATGCGCGTCCGCGGGATGTGCACGCCCCAGATCGTGGCGACGTATTCCCAGAGCTCATCATCATCCTGGGGGAGGCGAACCTCGAGGCGGGGGAAGGGATGCGCCATCACTCAGGACTTCGCGCCCTGCCAAATCACTGCCGTCGTGATCAACGCAATGCCGAGCCACGCGATTGCCAAGCCAATGAATCCCCCGGGTAGGTTACAGGGATCCGCCCAGCCATGCACAAATCCGAATGGTCCGCACCATACAGCGGCCGTCGCGATACCACGTCCAATCATGGCACCTCCCTATCCTGCCCGTTCGCCCGGTCCACGATCATCTTCCGCGCCTGCTGCAACCGCTCGATGTACTCCGGCTTGGCGCCGAGGGCGGCCACAATGACTGCCCCCGCAAGTGCCGCCTGCACCGCTTGCGGGCCGTCCGCGACCATCACATCCAGGCCCAGAAGCGCCGCCCGGCGTTCCATGATCCGCAGGCATGTTCGGGTCGCCGCATCGTCGCCACCCGTCGCTTTCGCCCAGTGCGCGATGAGCAGTGCATCCAGACGCTCCACCTCGAGTCGCCGCAAGTTCTCCCGCACCTCATCTTCGAGGGCGGCCGTCTCGCGGAGCCGCGCCATCACGTCCCGATGTGCTTGCGCCTCCCCGATCCCCAGCGCGCGAGCGATCTTCCGAAAGCTCGCGCCAGCGATCCGTAACTCGAACGCCTTGAGCCGGCGCTCGACGATTCGCTCGCGTGTACCGGCGGGTTGATTACCGAGATGGCTCATGACGTATCAGAAGGAAGCGCCAGGGTCGGAGTTGCACCGCCCCCTCCGAGCTGGATGGCCCGGCGTGCCGCTGCCAGCACTTCTGGCGCACGTTTGGGATAGGGCTTCGCAAGAGGGAGGATGCGGGCACGCATCTCGGCATCAAGCGGGAAGAGATAGCGGTGCTTGCCGGGCGTGATTATCTTTCGGCACTCGCTAGGCCTTGCCGAGAGTGTCGGGCGCCCGTAGTTCAACTTCATCCCCGATTCGGAGACGTTCCGCGAGTGCCACCGCCTTCCGGTCCGATCCCAGTAATATGCGTCCGGTGCCGTGAGCCCGGAATATATCCATCCGCCTGCTTGGTAGATACCCCCATGATGACCACGAACTGGGTCCGCGTAGGATACGACAAGCCGCAACCGCGATTGCGCCCGGTGCAACATGCGTAGAGCAATGCTAACAATGCGTGAGACCGACGTCGCATGGCTACGCAAGGCGATACGCACCAATTCGCATCCCTCCGTAACGTTCAAGCCGTAGGGTGCCAATAGATGAGAACACGCCCCGCGCCCAAACACGACACATCCTCGGAAGATTCCAGTTTCCCACACGCCCACGCGGACGTGAGGAAACCCTTTCGGAACGATGCGTGCATAGTGCCAATGCTCCATGGCGTACTTCGCCGCCGCATGCGAGCACCAATCCAGCCGTAGTTCAGGGCGTGAACTCATGACCGCACTCCGGGCACGTGACGGCCGCCTTCTGATCCAGCCGCCCCTGCTCGTCGATAGATACGGGCGCGAATGCCGGCGGTGAGATGCCCTCGTCCTCGCCGATCTTCGCCAGCAATGCCCGCACCGCCGCGTTCTCCGTCTCGATTCCGGCGAGCACTGCCCCGAGCTTCTCCTGGTCCGCTACCGCCATCGCCGCAATCGGATCGAGTGTCGCCAGGATCAGCCGCTCTTCCTCCGCACTCAAGTCCACGTAGACCACGGGCAACTTCGGCTCGCCTCGTCGCAGCGCCAGCGTCACCCGGAGATGCCCATCCACGACATGCCCCGTCCGCCGGTTCACCACGACCCGCTGCACCCAGCCGACCTCGGAGAGCAGGCCCTCCAGCGCCGCTTGCTGTTCCGGTGGATGGATGCGCCAGTTCTGTGGATTCGCGAGGAGCTGATCCGGCGCTTCCTCGCCTTCCCCGACGATCCGGGAGCGCCAGGAGACGCTTTCTTTGCTCTTGCGTGCCATTAGGCCTGCTTCGCGTTCAGGTCCACGAGGTATTCGTCCACGAAGCGCTGGCGACGGGGACTGAGGATGCCCCGCTTCTCACGACGCACAGTAGACTCCTGAGAGTTCATTACCGAACCACACCAATCCCTGCCATGCCCCACCAGCCATTCCGCGCCTTGCCCCATCACGCCTAACCCCACCGTGCCAGCCGGACCTTTCCGTGCCTTCCCCAAGCAAGCCACTCCCGACCAAGCCACACCGCACCAGCCGTGCCACGCCACACCTCACCCGGCAACGCCTCGCCATGCCAAACCGAGCCACGCCATGCGATGCCGGCCGTGCCACCCCGCACCTGACCATCCCGGGCCACGCCAGCCGCGCCGGTCCTTGCCTTGCCATACCACCTCAAGCCTCACCACACCTGTCCGTGCCAAGCCAGCCACGCCAATCCAATCCGGGCCTGGCCATGCTATCCCGCCCCCTGCCGAACCAGCCCGTGCCAGCCACGCCCAGCCGTGCCCGAACAGTCCAAGCCCGACCACGCCCCTCCGCGCCAGCCTCACCACGCCTAGCCTGACCATTCCGCACCTAGCCTAGCCGCCCCAATCCGGGCCAGCCACACCAGGCCAATCCGCATCGCGCCCTGCCTCACCTAGCCGTCCCGTGCCAGCCACGCCGATCCGCGCCACTCCGGACCTGACCGCGCCACGCCAGCCGCACCACGCCATAGCCCACCCGGTCACGCCGCATCACGCCGCGCCTGGCCTCGCCTGACCATACCAGCCAGACCAACCCTCACCACTCCTTTCCCTGCCGTTCCGATCCAGCCTCGCCAATCCTCAACAGCCCACTCCGCGCCAAGCCGAACCTAACCACGCCAGCCGCGCCACACCCCACCCCGTCGTACCCCGCCACGCCCGGCCATGCCGATCCCGGCCAGCCCTGCCAATCCAATCCGGGCTCGTGCCAGCCCCGCCGCACCATACCCGACCACGCCGCGCCCGATCTCGCCTCGCCATGCCAGCCACGCCAAACCGAGTCGCGCCTAGCCCGACCCCACCAGACCTTGCCCTGCCTCGCCGCACCAGCCTT